GTTCACGATGGCGAGAAGGTCGAAGCGAAGAGCGAGCAGAAGGCGGAAGCCAAGACCGAAGCCAAGCCTGCGCGGCCCGGCGAACGCCGAGATGGAAACAAGCAAAAGCCAACGGCAAAGCCCGAAGCGAAGGCTGACGACGAGAAGGCCGACGCCAAGAGCGCTGCTGATGCAGGCGATGCGACTGCCGCATATGACGAGTCGCTGAAGGCGGAAGGCTTCACGCCGAACCGCTGACACGCGTACGCTCCGGCGCATGGTTGCCATCGCGCCCGGGGACGATCTCTCACCCGACAATCCGATCTTCGAGACGTTCATCGCCAGAGACGCGTTCCTGGTCGACCCGTTCTCGCTCGCCTTTCAAATCTTCGATGCGACGGACGACGACGTTGCGCCAGCGCAGGTATACCCAGTAACGCCCGGCGATCGACAATCTGTCGATCTCACCGCAGACAAACTCGGCACAGGGCATTTCGTCGCGTCGTGGACAGCGCCTGGCGATCTCGTCGTGGGACGGCACTTCATTCGCTGGTTCTGCACCATCGAAGATGGCGATCGAGAGCTTACGTGGTCGCGCTACTTCGACGTGCTGCCGTTCGTGCCCGATGGTCTTGGCGACACGTACGCGCTTGTCGCTGATGTCCGTGCTGAAGGCGTAGCTGCGAGCATCAAGAACGTGCGCATTGCCGAAGCCCTTGGCCGCAGTGCGGAGCTGATCCGCGAATGGACCGGGCACGACTTCACGCCACGAGCGAAGACGCTGAAGGCCGACCTATACAAGTCGCTCGTGCTGCCGCTGAACGAGCCGATCTGCGCCATCGATTATGTGCGCTACGACGACAGCGACCGCAACATCGACCGCGACAGCTACCGCGTTTACGCGCGGCATCTGTCGCAGAGCATGCACCGTGAAGACGATCGCGACTCGCCACGCATCGAGATGATCCGGCACCCATCAGAAGTGGCGTACCCGTACAGCTACCCGATCGCATCGAGCGGCAATGATCTGCGGCAATCGCGGCGGACAGGTGCACAGCAAATCGTGGTCAGCGGCGTGTTCGGCTACACGATGCGCGAGCTGCGCGGCTGCCCTGTCGGTGCGACGCCACCAGCGATTCGTCGCGCGAACGTGCTGCTTGCGCTGCGCGATCTGCCGAAGGCGGCGACGCAAGGGATCGATCCGTCGAAGGCGCAGACGATCAAGCGCGAGAAGACTCGCGAGCAAGAGGTCGAGTACGACACTGGGAGCAGCGGCCAAGTCTCGAGCGGATCTTACGCACCGTTCACGGGCGACCCAGAGATCGATCGGCTGCTGCTCTCGTACTGCAAAGCGCTGTCCGGCACGGGGGTGTGATCATGAGCTATCGCGGCCGGCTCATCTTCCCGAAGCTCATCGAAGTCGCGAGGCTCGATACGGCAGCCATCGAGCAAGCTGGCGACTACGATCACACGTTCGGCGAGATTCGTTCGAGCAACCGAAACAAGCCTGGTCAGGCTCGCACGGTGCAACGACAAGAGACGCTTGTGCGCTTCAAGGCGCAGATCGAGACGGACTCGTTTCAGCGGCTTGCGATGGGCCCTATGGGCGCAGTGCCAGGATCGCGCATCGTGTGTGTCGCATTCGCTCCGGAGCTCGAAGAGCTTGGGCTTCTGAGTGCCACAACGAAGCAGTGCCTGCTGAAGAACACAGATCGTCTCGCGGCGATCTACGAGGTGGATGAGACGCTGATCCTCACGGCCGCTGACCCGCCAGGCTTCTACGCGACGCAGGTGCAGCCCACTGGGTTTGGCTTTGGCGAAGGTGGGTACAACCTGGTTGAGCTGACATTCGAGGCACGACCGCATGGCACGACTGGCGGCGGCGCACCGTGAAGGTCAGGAAGTTTGGCGACTGGGCCAAGGTCGCACAGATCACGCGCACGATGCGTGACAGGTTCGAGGCGGCGGTGCGCGTGGCTCTGCTACGCGAAGCTCAGTACCTGCGCGGCAAGATGGTCACGGGCATCGCGTCAGGCGCACCCGGCGGAAAGCCATTTGCGCCGCTGTCTCCCATCACGCTGGCGATACGCAAGGCCCGTGGGTTTGGCGGCTCCAAGCCACTGATCGTGACTGGCACGCTGCGCAGGTCGCCAAGCGTGGTGCAGGTGGGTGGCAGGGGCATCGGTGGCGCGGTCTTTGTGGGCATCCACCGCAGCGCACGCGGCAAGAACGGCAAGAGCCTCGTGAACATCGCCGAGATTCACGAGTTTGGTCGAAGCTGGAAGCAGAAGCTCTCGCCGAAGGCGCGGCGTTTCTTGTTTGCAATGCTGCGCAAGGCGGGACTGTCCCAAGGCGGTGCCAGCAAGGGACGATTCTCGTCGCCTGGTGGCAGCGGAACGATCTCCATCAACATCCCGGCACGTCCGTTCGTGCGTCCGACGTTCGAGATGTACGCAAAGCCCGCGGACGTGAAGCGTAGGTTCATGGCGAACATCGCCGATCGTATGGGCGGCACGTTCAAGCAGATCGGCGGCACGAAGCCGTAGCGCAGTACGATGCGCGCATGACGACACCAGTTCTAAATCTTGTTCGTCCCACGAAGGGATGGTCGGCAGGCGGCACGCTCGTGCAGCTCGATGGCGGTGGCTTCCGCATGCCGACGAAGCAGCAGCCACGCATGGGCATCACGCCCGAAGCGCCGCCCAGCGTGCGTGTGCTGTTCGATGGCAAGCCCGCGACGAAGGTGCAGGTCATCTCGTCGGCGATCATCCGCTGCATCACGCCGTATCACCCGCCAACGCGAGAGCGTAACGGCGTGCAAATCACGAACGGCGTGGCGAGCGTGGTCGTGCAGAACCTCGACGACGACGGCAACGTCATCGGCACGGCGACACTGAGCGATGCGTACGAGTTCGTGCGGCCAGAGCTCGGCACCAAGAATGTGCGCGGCGCATGGGTGCGCGTTGCTGATGCGTTCGTCGAGCACTGGAAAAACATCTTCAGTGAGAACGTGCGCTTCAACCCGTCCGTCGACTACGACGCAGACATGGGCGAGCTGTCCGAGTTCGTCGAGTTTGCAGATCTGCCTGGCATCGCGATCACGCGTGTGTCGTTCCCCGACAGCGCGATGGAGCCCGAAGGCGGGCCCGTGCTTCAGGAAGTGACGGCTGAGGTATTGCTCGAGAAGCGGCCACCAATGGCAAGCGACTGGCTGTTCACGCTGATCCTCGTGTCAGACAACATGGGCGAACTACTGAACCTGTGCGAAGTCGTGAAGACGTGCTTTCGCGATGCCTCGAAGTTTCGGGTGCAAGTCGACGAAGACGATCCGTCTCTTGGCGAGGCTGAATTTTCGATGGTGCAAACGGGCCCGCTGTCGCTGAGTGAGCGCATCGGCACGACGGATGTCGTCACGGCGGAAGTAACCGCAGCCATCTACCGCGTGCTCTCGCTCGACCTGCCAGGTGCACCTGAAGAAGCGCTGCCAGGAATGCCGCAGCGACCACACCAGGGCACGCGCGCGATTGCGCCACGCGTACAGCGCATCAGCGTCGGTCGCACACGCAAATAGCCGCATCGGTCGTCTTGACGATCTACGCGTTGCGGGCGCTACGCTCGCCACGTGATCACGCTCGAAAACCTCGAACGAAAGCCGGTCGAGTACGAGATCCCCGTCGCTGTTGGTGGCGGGCAGACGCTGAATGTTGCGCGAGTCCATCGCGCCTCGGATGCGTCGAGTCGTACGGCGACGAAAGACCTGTCCGTCGTGACGCGCAAGGTGCCCACGACGCTGACACTCACCGCGCGTGGGACGAAGGGCTCGGTCTCTGAACCGTTGCCCGACAGCTACGCCACGATCCCCGCCATCGCCAAAGCTCTCACCGAGCGGCGACTTGCGAAGCACACGAGTAGCGACGCCGCAGACGCGGCCAAGGCGCCCGCGAAGGGCGACAAGGAGTAAGACATGGCTGGTCCCAGCAGAGTAGAGGGGCGACGGGGCGATGCTGCGGAACCGCAGATCTCGACCCGTACGCCTACGTATGCGGCGATGGCGCTCGTGACGGAGATGGGTCCGATCGGCTCCCCGTTCGCCAAGCCTGAAGAGCCGCAACCCATCACGAGCTGGCCCGAGTTTCAGGCCGTCTTCGGAGGGTTCAGCGCCAACGCGCAGAACGGCCCGCTGCAGGCGAAGAACTTCTTCGACGAAGGCGGCCAGTTTCTTTACGTCTCGCGCATCGTCCACTGCGCCACGCCTGGCGATCCCACGACCAAGACGAGTGCGACTGCATCGCTCGACCTGGACACTGCCACGGTCGCTGCCAGCGCCGGATTCGTACTCGGCACCATCATTGGCCCGTTCGCGCTGAGTGACGGCGACGACTTCGAGCTCGCCATCGACACGACGCCGCCTGGCCCTGGCACGACTGCGACGGCAACCATCAGCGCGACGGCCCCTTCCCGCGACAGCGGCAACGGTCCCTTCGCTCTGTCGAACGGGCAGACGCTCACCTTCACGGCGAACACCGTGGCGGTGACGGTCACGTTTACGACGGCGTCCTTCGTCGACATCGGTGCAGCCACACCGGCCGAAGTGGCAGCGGTCATCAACGCTAAGCTTGCGAGCCTGAACCCCAGCGCTCGAGCTCTGGCGTCTGTGCAGGGTAGCGCTGTGCGCCTGGCATCCACATGGGCAGGCTCTGGCGCGGCCTTGAACGTGACTGGCGGCACGGCAAACGGTGCGCTCGGGTTCACGACGGGGAACCTGGCCGGCAGCGGAAACGTGGCCGACAAGGACGCTGTTACCGTCGCGGAGATCAAGACGATCTTCGAAGCGGCACAGTCCGACTGCGTGGTCACCAACGTGGGCGGCGCGGTCAAGGTCGCATCGAATACGACGGGCGACACGAGCTCGGTGCAGATCGTTGCGGGCGGCTCGACCGCACTGGCCGTTGCTGCGCTGGGGCTCGACACGGCGCTGCATGTCGGTGGTGCGGAAGGCACCGAGCCCACGCTCGGCATCTCTGGCCGCTGGGATGGCACCTACGCGAACGCTCTTTCGGTGCGCGTATCTGCGCCGTCTGGTGGCGAGGCTGGCCGGTTCGACTTCGCCGTGCTTCGAGCTGGACGCGTCATCGAAAGCTGGCGTGATGCATCGATGGACTCGACCGACACGAACTACATCGAGACGCTCGTGAACAGAGGCAGTGGCTCGCAGAAGGCCTCGAAGCTCATCGTGGTCGAAGACCTCGAAGCGAGCTACCCGAGCCCCGACGACGTGCCTGCGTTGGGTACGTTCGGCCCGCTCACTGGTGGCGACGATGGGCTCGCTGGTCTGGTCGATGTCGACTATTACGGTGGCGAATCGACAAACGGCGCGACCGGTCTGTATGTCTTCAACCAGATCGATCGCATCGACGTGGCGGCTGTTTCTGGCCGATGCACCGCTGCGGTCGAGAACCAACTGATCACGTGGTGCGAGGTTTACCGCGAGGGTCGAACCTATGCGGTGCTTGCCACACCGCAGGGCGCATCCGTTGCCGCGGCGCGAACGTTCGTGACCAGCACGAGCGCCGTCAAGGGCGCGAGCGAGATCGCCAGCATCTATGGACCATGGGTCAGGGTGGACAACCCGAACCCGTCGATCTTCGGCAAGGACGCCACCGTCGTGTGCAGCCCCGAAGGCGGCATCATGGGCATGATGGCTCGCGTCGACAGTTCGAAAGAGGGCGGCGCGTTCGAGCATCCTTCGAACCAGCGCGGGAAGCTCAACACAGTGCGCGGTGTCGAGCACACCGAGTACGAGGATGCGCGCAAGCGTGGCCTGGCGTTTGACGACTTCATCAACTCGATCCGCGTGCAGCGTGGCAAACGCCCGTACGTGGACGGGGCGCGTACGCTGCGCAGTGCTGACGGCGTATTCCCCACGGTTGGCGAGTCGCGCGGCGCGATGCTCGTGACCAACAACTTGGTGGAGGCGTACGACGCTTATCGCAACGAAGCGATCCGTGACTCGCTGTATGTGCAGCTCGCGAGTCTTGCCC